GGCAACACGTGCTAGAGAAAATCTACACATAATAGAACCGCAGAGAGATGGAGGGTTTATAATATGAATTTTAGTACTGGCATAGCTCCTGTTAAGAGGAGCATGACAAAAGAAGAAATACTAGCAAAGGCTAGTGACCTTGTTTCTAATGATAGAAACAAATCACATGGTGATGCATTTAACAATCATGCAGAGATAGCAGAGTTTTGGAATATATTTCTTGATAAGAAATTAAGGCCAATGGCTAATATCACAGCTGATGATGTAGCTATCATGATGATATTGTTAAAAATATCTAGACACACACAAGGTGAAAAAATTAACATGGATAACTTTGTTGATATGGCAGGTTATGCAGCAATAGCAGGAGAAATTAGTGACTCAGGATCTTTTTAAGACAGTTACATCACAATGGGTCGCACCTACGGAGTTCCCTCGTATAGAGGGACGCGTAGCGATTGACTTAGAAACTTGTGATCCAGATTTAATTAAACATGGTCCAGGGTGGCCAACAAAGAAAGGTAAGGTGATTGGTATAGCTATGGCTACTGCATCATTTAAAGCTTATTATCCTATTGCACACGATGGTGGTGGCAACATGGATGAAAAGAAAGTTGTAAAATATATAAAATCTATTTGTGAAGATGATTCAATAGAAAAAATATTTCACAATGCGCAGTATGACATAGGTTGGTTATGGGCACTTGGTATAGAAGTTAAGGGTAGAATACATGACACTATGGTGGCAGCAGCTTTAATAGATGAGAATAGATATTCATATACTCTTAATAGTATAGTGCATGAATATTTAGGTGAGTTTAAAAACGAACAAAAATTAAGAGAAGCAGCAGAAGCATTCGGTGTAGATCCAAAATCAGAAATGTATAAATTACCGGCAATGTTTGTTGGTGAATATGCAGAAGCTGATGCGGATCTTACATACAAATTACATGAGAAGTTATCTTGGGAGATTGTAAAAGATAATCTTACAACTGTGTACGATGTAGAATGTAAATTAATAAATGTTATATTTCACATGACGCGTCGTGGTGTTCGATTTGATGATGAGAAATGTATGCTTTTAGAAAAAAAGTTTTACAACAAAGAAAAAAAGTTGATGAGACGTGTTAAAGATTTAACTGGTCTTGACATAGAAATATGGGCAGCAGCTTCTATTGCAAAAGCATTTGATTCAATGAATTTACCTTATGAAAGAACAGAAAAAACAGGTTCACCATCGTTTACAAAAATGTTTTTAACAGATCATCCTCATGAATTACCAAGATTAATAATGCAGGCACGTGAATTAAATAAATTAAGGGGAACGTTTCTACAAGGGTTAATGAATTATACAGAGAATGGTAGAATTCATGCTCATATTAATCAAATTAGGTCTGATACTGGAGGCACTGTGTCTGGTCGTTTTTCTTATAACCATCCTAATTTACAACAAGTACCTAGTCGTGGCCAATTTGCAAAAGATGTTAGGAAGTTATTTATTCCTGAAATGGGTGAATATTGGCTTAAGGCAGATTACTCACAACAAGAACCAAGACTTTTGACACATTGGGCGTGCCTCGTGGACCAACCAGGTTCACATGATGTAAAAGAAGCCTATCAAAAGAAAGATTTAGACTTTCATCAACAAACAGCAGACATGGCAGGAGTGGATAGAAGATTAGCAAAAACAATTGGTCTGGGTGTTATGTATGGCATGGGTTACAATAAGCTTGCACGTGAGTTAGATCTTGAGCCACAAGAGGCAAAAGAAATGTTAAAAGACTTCCGTGGTAAAGTTCCTTTTATGCAAGGCATGCTTGAAGCTGTTATGAATCGTGCTAATTCCAAAGGTGTAATTAGAACTTTATTAGGTCGTAAATGTAGATTTGATTTATGGGAACCTACATCCTGGGGTGTACACAAACCGTTACCTTTGAATCAAGCCAAGGTAGAGTATGGTGATGCCATTAAAAGATATGGCACATATAAAGCTTTAAATAGATTGATACAAGGTTCTGCCGCTGATCAAACAAAGAAAGCCATGGTTAATGTGTATGATGAATTAGGTGTAATACCTCTTATACAGGTTCACGATGAGCTTGATTGTTCTGTTAAGGACGAGAGACAAGCTAATCAAATAAAAGAAGTCATGGAAACATGTGTAGATTTACAAGTGCCATCAAAGGTAGATGTGGATCTTGGAGAAAGTTGGGGTGATAAATGACCTACGCTAGAGCTAGGCAAGAAAAATATGTTAATACAGAGAAGGGCAGAGAAGCTGCAACTAGATCTAAATTAAAACATCAAAGCAAACTTAGGTCTACAGAGGAAGGTAGGATTAAATTAAAATATAGAAAAGTTAAATGCGAACACGGTGAAGATGTGGCAGATTGGTGGTTAAAACAAAAACCACTGTGTTATATTTGTGGTAAAAATGTGTCATATGAAAAAGCACCTTCAAGAAAAAAAGGTAGAAGCAATCTTAATGAGTTAGTTATTGATCACAATCACAATATAAAAAAATTCATACCTAGACATTTGTTGTGTCAACGGCACAATCTTGGTTATGGTATGTTTCAAGAAAGCATAGAACAATTGAAACGAGCAATAGAATATAAAAGGAGATATGGATGAAGTGGTTATGTGTTACTTTATTAATTTGCTTAGATTTTACTCCAGAGGTAGATTATACAAACAACTCAGAGTTTATTGAATATGTTAGATCATGTGCTGTGCATCACAATTCTTTATATGAAGAACACGAAAGAATACCAGTGTCTATTGTAATATCACAAGCAATACATGAATCAAATTGGGGTACGTCCAGGTTTGCTGTAAAAGGTAATAACCTTCTTGGGATCCGCACCTTTGATTCTTCTGATGATCAAATGAAGCCACTTAATAAACCTAATGTGAGCTGGGGGCTTAGGATCTTTGAAACTAAGTGCGAATCCATTGCATATTATATTGAATTATTAAACAATAACCATCATTATGAAGAATTTAGAACGGAAAGAAGTAAACAATATTTTAATGATGCTGTTGACTTAGAAAAACTAATTATGACACTTGCAATATATGCGGAAGATGTATATTATTCGCAAAAAATCATCATAACATTAAGGGAACTACAGGCCTATGACAGAGACTAAAAAACCCGGGTACCGAGACCAAGGCAAAGCCAGAGCTGGTAATGTCAAAAGCAATTTTGCAATCAACCCAGAACAAATGGAGTTTGAAAGAAGAAAAGTTCTTGAACAACTATCTACAAAGGTTGATCAAAAAAGGCTTAATAACATGGCTGCAGTTGCAGCTACAGTGGAACCTAAATATTTTAAAACTACAAATTTAACAAAAGCAGGTAAGCCAGCAGAGTATGACAGCACAGAAGGTAAGGGTGAACAACGTGAACCTACCATGCGTATATTGTCATTAGGAGCTGGTGTACAATCATCTTGTTTAGCTTTAATGGCACAAGAAGGATTAACAAAGCATAAGCCAGATTATATGATATTTGCTGACACTGGGTGGGAGCCTAAGTTTGTCTATGAGCATGTAGAGTATTTAAAAAAAGCTATAACGATTTGTCCGCTGATCACTGTAGAGAGAGGAAACATCAGAGAAGACCTTATCAAAGCAGCGAACCCAGTACCAGGGTCTAGAGAAGAGGAAAAGTCGTTTGCTGGACGTGTACCAAACCCACCGTTGTTTGCTGCACGTAAAGGTGGACGTGTGGGGATGCTTTATCGTCAGTGTACACATGATTATAAAGTTATCCCTATACAAAAGAAAATTAGAGAACTATTGGGTGTAAAACCTAGGCACAGAGTGCCTAAAGACATGATTGTGGAACAATGGATAGGTATATCTACAGACGAAGCTATGCGTATGAAAAACGCTAGATTGCCGTGGTTGACATCACGTTGGCCTTTAATAGAAATGGGAATGTCCCGTATGGATTGTCTTAATTGGTATAAGGATATAAAGAAACATCCTATGCCAGGTAAATCATCCTGTATTGGTTGTCCTTATCATCACAATGATCAATGGAAAAATATGCAAAAAAATTATCCAGAAGATTTTGCTGATGCTGTAGAGGTAGACAATTTAATTAGAAACGGGTTAAAAAACTCAGAAGCAAAGTTGTATTTACATAAATCAGCTAAGCCATTAGGAGAGATAGATTTCTTAGAACCAAAAAAACAAGCGTCATTATTTGGTGAAACATTTGATGAAGAATTTGCAGATGAATGTGAAGGTCTTTGTGGAGTATGATCCGAGCTACGCGCGCCCAGGACCTGAATTTAAATGTTTTGTTTGTGGTAAATGGTTTAAAGAATTACTATATTGGATAGATAAGAACTTTTATCCAATGCAAAAATATAAATTAACATTTTTGTGTAGTGCAGAATGTTCATTAAAAGGAGTAAAACATGAAAGAAAAAATATTAACTAGAAAAAAAGAATTAGAAAAACAAGCAAAAGATCTTATTGATAAAATTAATCAAGGAAGAGAAGCAATTAGAAATATGGAGTCAAGTGTTGGACAAATACAAGGCGCAATACAACAGTGTAATTGGACAATTGACGAGTTGGAGCTTAAAGATGACGAAACAATGGCGAAAAAATGAGGAAATGGGGGTTTGGGACCCTGGTGAAAAAACGGCTGTTTTCCGCCAAATAAAAAAGCTCATAATTGCCCGGTATCGGGCTTTAAGAGAGTGGGCTGTGTGTTTGTACCCGGGTAAAAGACTAAAATGAGTGCAAAATACGTCTGGCAGTGGTTTTGGGATCATGACTGGCTAGGAAATAAATATAAAGCAATTTATTTTGGTCCAAGATTAGATTGGATGAAATTATTTAGGAAAAAGAATGAGAAAGAAAAAAATTTGGACAGAAGAAAAATTAAACGAAGCAAAAAAATTACTGCAAAGCACAAGCGCAAGTAAAGCTGCTGTGATTATGGGCGTTACCAGTAAGAATGCAATACTAGGTGCATTGTATAGAGAAAAAGAAAAGAATGGATATGTTCCTCCTATGAATTCTCCTTACGCAAGGATAAGAAAATATAGAAAAGGATTTGGGTAATGATACACGATAAATGTGGCACGCCAGATTGTTGTGGCAGGTGCGTGGTAATAAAAAGAAAATTAGATAGATATCTACAGGTGTTAAATAATATAGATTCAGATCAAGATAAATTTTTGTGGATTATGGATTTTGGTAAAAATTCTAAACCTATAGAAGAAGAACATAAAGTTAAATCATTTGAGGTTCCTGGTTGTCAATCCCAGACGTGGTTGGTGCCACACTTTGTTGAAGATAAAATATATTTTAGTGCTGACTCAGCTGCGCTTATATCTAAGGGCATGGTTAATATTATTGCGGACGTGTATAGTGGCTCGAGCGCCCAGGATATTGATGAATTTGATCAAAAAGAATTTGAGAGAATGAATTTAGATTCACTATTAACACCAGGTAGAAACAATGGTGTGCATAGTATGTTAAAAAAAATTAAATTTTATTCAAGAAAAAACGCCAACGACCCACAAAGTAACGAAGCAGCCTAAGAAAAAAGTTGCTGGATCCATTATGATGCGCCTAGTGGGTTTTCTAAAGCACGTTTAATTCTTTTATCTATCTTCTCCTCTAATTCTGATTGTGCTTCTTTTATATCAGCTTCTAGTTTTTTCATGTCATCTTCTATATCCTTAATAGTTATTTTTAATTCTTGTGCACTATCTCTAGAATCTTCTTTGGTTTGTTGTTCAACATCATTAACAATCTTCTCAACACGTCTTACGTCTTGCCGTAAATCATTCTTCAACTCATTGGCCACATCAGACACTAAACGAATTTCTGCCATCATCATTTCCATTTCTTGCATAAGCATATCAATTTCTGTACTTAATAGTTCTGTCTTACTAGACATTTCTTCTTTTGTTAGCGCAATGTTCTTATCAAATTCTGATAGGTCTGGAGCTACATAGCTTTGTATTTGTTCTTTCATGTTAAGGTAATCTTTATAAAATTCAAAGCCACCCCACAATCCACCACCAGCTGTAGTAAGTGCAGTTAATATTACAAATATTTTTCCGCCACGAAACTTAATTCCTGCTACTTCTAGTTCTGCCATTGACTCTCCTCGATTTGATTCATCAGGCCATCACTTCCAACGAATAAAAAATAGCCTGCCATATTATTATCTTCTATCTTTGTATCAGGTATCATGAAGTCTGTAAAGAAATCTACTCTGTCCTGCAGCTGCTGTTGTGTATCAAAAAATGTTTTTGTGTCACCTAAAACTTGCATAACTATCAATGTTTTAGTTTGATTTGTAGTATCATATCTACCTTTATCACCCATTTTCTTAACAATTTTCTTAGCGGCTTTTTCTTTTTGCTCTTGTTTTTTTACAGGTTTCTCATTGTCCTCACTTTTATCGGCTTCACCCTTATCTTCTGGTTCTTCCATATCTTCTGGCTTATCTTCATTTGCATCAGCCTCTGGTGTGCTCTCTTTGTTCTCTGGTTCGTTAGCCACATCTTCTTTAGGCTCTTCATTAACTTCTTCAATAGGTTCATCTTTTACCTCCTCTACTTCAGGTTGTGTTTCTGGTTCAGGCATTTCCAATTCCATCTCCATTTCCATTTCTGTTTCTATTGCAACCACTTCAATTTCTTCCATCTCCATGCTTGGCATCTCTAATTCCATTTCTACAGTTTCGTAAGATACATTTAAATCTGGTGCATCAAATTCTGGCTCAAAATACAAATTATCACCTGGTTCATCTACAACAATATCATTGTTTTCAAATATATTTTCAACTATATCAATAACTTCTGTCTCTGTGCTACCACCTATGGCTACCCACATTTCAACACTGGTTATTGTTTCATTTACAATTGTCTCTACTACATTGTACAATACATTTATAGTTATGTCATCAAAGAGTGGTCCAATTGCAAGATTGATATCACGTCCACCAATTTCTATGACTAACGTTGTAACTGATCCTGCAAAGTCAAAGCCACCTGCATATTCTTGAAAGCCACTTGTTACACCTGATTCTGATAATATGTCAGTGCCACTAAATACATTTGTATTACCATTACGTCCTGTTACATGTAAGTATATGCGGTCTTGTGCGTCTTGTTTGTCAACTTTTATTGTGTAATTTGTTCTCCCTCCGTTCTCTATGTCTAACTCTGATATATCTACTGTTTGAATAAAGGTCGTGCCCATTCCTGTTACACCCATGGTGCTTGTGCTATCACCACTAC